GGGTTCTGGATTGGAACCGGATCCGCAGGAACAATGATCGCACGGAGTTGGTTCTGCGGAGTGTCATTGCAAGAGTTGCAAACGAGGATCCGCTTGTTGATCAGGCTCGCGCCAGCGAAGTCGAACTGCCATTGAAGCCGCGAATGATTGTACAAAAAACCGCAACGATCGCAAATTGCGAACGCTTGAGGGCTTCTCGACGATACTGCTGCGCGGCCATGAGATCTCACCTGAAGTACCCTGCAATCATTGGAGAGATATACTGCTGTGCTTGTTCAACGTTTTGCTCCGCCGCAACCGCATATGCCTCATCCGCCAATGGCTTCAGCAACGTTGCCTTCTGCGGGTTCCAGATGATCGCGAGCCGTTGCGCGAGCGCGTAGGCATATGCCTCCATCCACAAATAGGGGATTTCAACCGTTTGACCGTCTGTCAATGCGCTGTCCTGAATTTGACGGACGCAATAATATTTCAGGTTTTGTGCGCTCGTGCCGTCCGGAACAGGCCAAATGGTGACCGAAGGGCCAGCTGATCCGGTCGAACGGTTTGCCGAGATCAACCGATCGAACCAATAAGTCGTCGGGAAACCTTGCTGTTCTTTGTTCGGGTAGGACGCATATTCACTGCGGCTGATAGGGAGAATGATGCGGTCGATCGGGTTGCCGTCACCATTGTCGATCTGGACATAAGCATCCAAAACCATGACCGTGTTTTGATCAACCGTATAAACCGACTGCCCCTCGACCAACGGCTCCGTGATAAGATCAACGCACCAAAGGTTCACGCCACGGTTCGACCAGTTGCTCAGAACCATGTTGGAGGCCATACGAGCCGATTCCATATGCTCCTGAACAATCGCCGTGTTCCGCACCTCGCAGAGGTTGAACGCATAAAGCGTCAACTCACCGAGCGACGGATTGAATGCGTATGTGCCGCTCGTTGCCATGACATTTTACCTTAGATTAGAAGGAAACCATGCCAGATTGATTGAAGTTAACATGGACAGACGCAGATGTATTCGACCCAGCATTGCTGACCAAACAACGAATCATGTTTGGAACACCTGCTTGGTTGGCGTTCTGAGCACTTGTCGCATTTACCAAAGCTGCTGTTCCTGAATTCACCCACCGCGTATCTACATAATTTTCAGCGTCAATGCCAAGTTGGGCATTGTTTGGGTTATCGCCGGAAAGCTGAATGGTGTAAGTTATTGCGGCAGACCCACCAGTATCAGCTTGGATATAAGTGCTGCTGTCGGCATAAGTATCCAAAAACACCGGACGGCTCGATGCAACAGCGTTTGTGCCAATGCTTACGTTCCCCGCAGACGCGCCAGAGGCCACGACCGAAGTAACCGTTTTGAAATCATAAGCTGTGTAAGCTGTCGTTGCATTCGCCCCCGTCAAAACTTCGCTCGCTGGCATATTGTTCCAGTCCGTTCCGGTGACGGTGAACGTGATCCCGCTATCGTTCCCCGCAGACGTGAACAATACACGCCGAGGCTGATCCAACGTAGCTGTTCCGCTACTGACCAAAGAACCATTCAGGGTTACTGTTCCAGCCGCCGCAATCGAAGAGGCTGTGCGAATATTTGTTGCGCTTGGTGCGGTATAAGGACCACAAACAACTCTTACAGAACGCATTTTAGCAACCCCATTTCCTGAGAGATTTATTGATCCTACTATCAGGATCGGCGGCAGTGGCAGCACCTGTCATCTTACGTTTCATGCCAGTCATGCGCTCACAAAATGATTTATGACGCGGATTGTCCGCATCTTTGGTCGGAGCTTTCAGGTTATGACCTTCGGCGCGAGCCGCAGCTCTGCCTCGCTCATTCAAACCGCCTTCAGGATTTTGATACTTTTTGAGCGTCATGCGAAACCCCAAGGTTGAAGGAGAAAGGGGAGCCGAAGCTCCCCCGACTTTTTAGCATTCAAGACCAGAGCGGCCTTTTGGGGCCGTTCCTGCGTGAGCAGACGAGAGCGGGTTCATGTTCGAACCCGTGCGTCCACCAGCCTTTCGTGGCATCCGGTCAGCGCGAGGCATTGATTTGCCGCCCATTGCCTTGCCGCCATGCTTCTTAGCCTTGGCTTCCTTCACGACGTTCGAAGAACCGCCTTCGTAAACGTCGGACGGAGCCTTGTCCATTGCAAAATTCCCTTTCTTAGGGGAATTCATCTTACCCTTATGACCCTTCATGGCCCTAATCCTTATGCTTGGGTTACACCGAACAGGCCCGCAGTGGAACCCATATTGGCTGGAAGAACAAACTGACGAATGGCAAGCCGTTTTGTTGCGTCTGTCGCTGATTGCACGGCGTAGGTTCCACGAACATCACCTGTGGTTGTTGTTGCAGGACTTGTGGTCACTGCCGCAACATATCCCGTATTCGCTGTGATCGCAGCAGCGTTGTAGTTTATGGCTAAATCGCTGAAGAAATTAGAGAGAAGTGGGAGACCAAAAATATCAGTTGTGCCAACGCTATAAGTAATTGCATTTGTAACGTTAGGCGTCACAGAAGCAATATACTTAAATGCTTTTTTGCCGTTGGTCGTGGTAGATGTCGTCGTGCTTGTCGGTACAGTAATTGCTTCACTCATTGGTACGCCATAAATGTCGTAACCAGAAACAGTAAAGATAACTGCCGCCGTTGTTGTACCAGAAACCGGAACAATACTAACTGCGCGAGCAACAAGAGCCTGTGGGTTCCAGAGATAAACGGAATTAGTATCGCCGAAGGGTTGACCAAAAGCGTTTGGACCCAAGGCAGCTTGTCCCGTTATTGTTGTGGAACCAACAGTATCGTCCCCAGCAACGGTGTAAGTTCCGGCTCCACCAGGAGGACCAGTAAGCTGGTTCACGATGGTAGTTCCAGAATTTACGCCAGTTCCAGTCAGCGTCATCCCGATCGTAATCGCCCCAGTCACGGACGATGCTGTCAGGATGCTACTTGCCACCACACCCGTGAAGGATGTAAAACCATCAAGCAGCAAAAGGCCAGTCGCTGTTACACCAGTATTGTAGTTGATGCACGATGCGTTGACCGAAACACCTGTTGTCGTCGAGTTTGTCGAAACAAGTGTCATCGCTGTGTTGGCCGTAGTTGCTGCGGCTGCTGCAATCGCAGCAGAGCCGAGTGCGTAAGGAGCAGCACTGATGGTTTGTGTATCCGAGGTGGCAAAACCAGCAGTAAACGCACCGTAGTTTTGTCCTGGGACGTAGTTGAAGTTAGGACGAGGGTCAATCCGGCCTACCCCACCCCAAAAGAGGGATGGGCCAAGCTGTGGGTTGTAATCCGTCACGTTTCCAATGGTGTTCTGACCAAAGGAGATTACGGGACCAGAGAATGCTGAAATAGCCATGTTGCAGTCTCCTATGGATTACGAGGTTGGGAATGAGCCGAAGATCGAACGCCAGTTGTAGTAACCGAAGGAATAACGCTCGTAGCCCTTGACCAACAGATTGTCAGTAACGAAGTCAACCTGCATATCGGTTTCGAACTTGATACGTTCCATGTACGACAAACCGTCAATGTTGGTCAGCAAGAACCAAGCATAAGCGGAGGTGAGGAAGTCGTTAACCATGTAGCCTTCGCTGAGACCACCAGCCGTTGTCATGATCGCGTTCACATCGTTGTCCGCAGTACCTGGACGCAGTTCGGTCTTCGTCAAACGAATTGCGACTGGCTCAAGCTGAGGAGGAACGATGAGCTTGCGACCACGTGCGAACACCTTCAATCCGGCCTGATCTTTGAAGTTCGTCCGAATAGCAATCATGCTATTCAAGAGCGTTGCTTCATTGAGGTCAACCTGAACCGATGGGGTGTTTGCGACGGTGCTGCCGTCAATTGGATGCGCCGTGGAGCAAAGTGCCACACCGTCACCGCCAATCGAAGCGTTGTAGGTCGTTGCTGTGTTCAAAACGTTCGCGCCATAAATTTCCTTGGTCTGGTGGAAAGATTCCGTCAGGCCGAGGTTGGATGGCTGGAACTGGGTCTTGTAGAGGTTGTCATCGATTGCTTTACGGGTGATCGCGTAACCGAGAGCGATTTCAGTGTGCTCTTGGTTGTAGATGAACCGTTCACCAGCACCCGAATCAAATGCAGTCTGACCACCTTCGGTCTTCAGCTGCGCAAGGCCGAGGTAGCGCATTTCAGCGGTACGCTCGAGAGCCATTTTTGAATCGTGCTTTGTGAAGATCTTGTCGTACTGAGATGGGATCATCTCGTACTTGCCTTCGACGCCACGGAGACCTGGAAGGAGAAGGTCTCTGATCTGTGAGAGATTAACAGCCATAATACCTTACTCCTCAGCTAATGCCAGTTGGGCCTGCACCGTTCGACCGGAAGATTTCGTTATTGAATCCTACGATGACATTGCAGTACTGGGTTGTTGGATCACCGCCGTTGCTACCGCTAATCTGGTAATCAACAACAATGAATGGGAACGTGACGGTTGTAGCAACGGACGAAAGGTATGCACCTGAACGACCTGTCGAGGTATTGCCTGAACCGATTGTAAACTGTGCATACTGACCAATGATGCCCGAAGTCATCGTGGTCGCTGTGCCAGTCATCGGTGCGCCAGCAAAACTCGTCTGAACAAGGAACCGTGAATTTGGATCATCAATGACGTAAGCCTCTACGTCACCAGTGGCTCCAGAACCAGGCCAGTATGGTGAAAATACGGTACGACCGAGTGAAGTGTTGAGGTATTTGCAACCAACAAAAATACCATCAAGACGGGTTGTACCAGCGGCACCTTGAGTTATGTAGCCGTTAGCAGTGCTAACAACAGGCATAACGGGGTCGCCAGTGTAAATGGGTGTCGTGTTACCAGAAGCGATTCGGCGAGTCGACTGTGCAAAAGTCGGAGCTCCACCTGAGCCACCCTGATACTGCGTGAAACCGAAATAGGCAGCAGTGTTTGCCATGACGGGATTCTCCTCTCAGAGAGTTTCCATCATCGCACACCGAGGCGACTGTGAAACGGGAAAAATTCGAATCTTCCACACCGAGGGAAGACTATTGGGTATTATGCCTGAAAAAATGCAAATGAAAAGGGGCAGATGTTTTTATTTTCTGCCCCTTCAATTATCAATCGTTCGGGATCGGCATTGGCTCGTAACTTTTCTTAAGTTTCGGAGCCATTTTAGAGTCGTCGCGACCCAGCAATCCATCCGAGGATGTAAGCTGGCCTTCTTTGATTTTTACCTGACGGCGAGCCATGAGCAAATCTTTCGCCCGAGCATCGAGCGTGATTTCTTCAGGCCGCTCCATTAAAAGCATACCTTTTCTTTCAATGGAACCTTCCGCTCCAACATGCATCATGTCCGGATGCCGTTCAACCGGAACAGGCGTCCAGCCCATCCGCCGAACATGGTTCATATGCGAAAGGTCTTCCATATTCATCGAAGATTTGCGCTTCCATTCATACGACCAACCGTCCGGAGCAGGTGGCGCAGCAAATTCATCCACCCCGTCATCGAACGGCGACGAATTACCACGGATTTCCGCCGCACGCTGCGCGGCCAAGGCTCTTGGGTCGTCTTCACGCAGCGATGGACGGACCTCGCGACGATTTGCAGCTTCAACATTCTTCATTTCGATATCTCCAATCAATTCAACTTGCCTTCTTTGATCAAGGCGGATTTGTTTCGGGCATATTCCTGATCTGTCATCCCCATCAGGCTTGCCATCTCACGTTCCTGAGAATTTAGACGCACAACATTCGGCTTTGTGCCGGAATTGGTCGTCGGAGAACGCGAAACGGGAGCTGCTGGGGGCGCAGAGCGGCGAGCTGTTGGGGCAGAAGCACTTGACAAGGCGGAATCCTCTTGTTGAACGAAACGACGCGACTGAATTTTCAACGTATCTTCAATCGTATTGAAGTAATCGTCTGAATCAGCCTCGATCCCGTCCGCAACCGCGAGGTTGTGGGCCGCAATCATCTTCTGATAGAGGCGAGGGTTCGTTGCATACTCCGGATGAGACCTGACCCAGTCTGCAGAACGTCCCGAAAGCTGGGAAGCAAGGGCTTCGACGGGGTCGGAGGGAGCTTGAGGCTGGTTTTTCAGCTCCTTTACCCTGTTTTCGTACGCATTCCGGCCCTGTTCAAGCTGCATTTTCTGTGCAGAGATCTCCGACATCTGCATTTGAATGTCAGCAGCCGCTTCATGGTCGCCGGATGAGAGCGCATCTGCATAAGAACGTTTTAATGCAAGCTGATTCGACTTCACTGTGTCGATTGCGTTGTCGATCAGCCGGAGATTCGTGTCATCGACCTCGCTTTTGGCAGCAGTTGCCTGTTCCGAGGCCTGTTTCATCCGCCTTTCAGCGTCCAAACGAGCCTGACGCTCTTCCTCGAGCTTGAATTTCAGCTCTCGAATGCCGTCCTCGGCTGAAATTTCATCCCTCGGGTGATCTTCAACCTTTTCCACCTGAATGTCTTCAGCTGGAACTTCATTCTCGAGCGGTTCAAGCACCAACTCAATATCATTTTTATCGTTTTCTGACATTTTGGCTCCTTACCAAACCTGATCGACATCTAAAATGCGACCTTTGACATTGACATCATTCAAAATTTTGCAAGGAACGCTATTTATCGTGATTGTCCAGCCGTCCGATGCTCTAGAAACGAGCCAATCGCCTTCATTAATGGTTACTTCTTTGAACCATTGACCTTCTTCGTCTTGGAAAGCAGTCGGGCCTTTTTTCAGCACGAGGCCAACCTTGCTTTGATAAATATCTTCGTCGACTGTTTGATCAGTCAAAATAATTCCGCTTTTTGTTATCTTTGGTCGGAGATAAAGCGCAACAAGAACTTGGTTGTTGAACAATTCAAAATCAGAAATGTCTCCAACCTGCTCAAC